AATTCTCCATGTATCTTAAACCAATAACTCCAAGTTCCTTTTTTTAAACTTGTTGGCGATCCCAAAGATGATTTAAAAAGATAAGAATTATTTGGTTCGCTAAATCTACAACTTTGTTCTATCTGATAACTATAAAAAGCAGCACCTCCACCCCCTCCTGCACCTTGTCCAGATGCTCCTGCTCTATTTGATGTATTTAATACTGCCATTATGCGTAAGCCAAAGTTCCTACTATTTGAATTAAACTTGTTGTATGTACTATGTAATCTATTCTATCCACAGCATTTGCTGCTGTAGATAAAGTAATTCCTGAACCACCTGCTGTTTTAAATTTACTTCCGTAAGCTAGTGTTCTGCTTCCTGATCCATCTTGCACAACGAAAATAGAACCAGTTTGACCTGCTACTAAATTACTAGGATTAGCTAAAGTATATGCTCCAGAATTATCATTGGCTAAAGTTCCATTTCCTGCATTATCTGATAACAAAAAATGATTATTCAAAGCAAAATCAGGTGTAATTGTTCCATTACTTGCTGAATTAACTTGCGTGATACTACCTCTTTGTGCTTTTGTAAAAGTCTGATTAGCGTCATTAAAAACTATATTAGCTGTGTCTGCTGTTTGATCTATTGTTGCAATAGTAACCCACGCATCATTTCCTGAGTTTCTTAATTTTAAAATGTTTGATGAAGTATCAAACCACCACATATAAGCATATTTTGTGCTTGGTTCTGAACTGCTACTGTTGTTTGAAACTATTGCCGCTAATGCTGAATTAATGTCTGCTCTAACGGTTGCACCATCAGCATTTGCTATAACATAATCGTGATTTGCCATTTGTCCTCCTATAAAGTGTTACTTGTTACTGATAATGCAGAACATCTAATATTATATGCAGGGTCCTCCGTTGATAACTCTGCTTTAAATTTAAAAAATCTATTGTTAGCTTCCACAGATTGAAATTCCTTAAAATCTATATATTCATTAGTTATGGTATCAAAATCTGCCCATGTGTCAATATTATCTGTTACTGCATCAAAACTTCCAAAAATACCATCAGAACTTTCTGCATAAAATACTTTTAAATCTGCAACAGCCGCATCTCCTGTATTATCAAAAGAATTCCAAGTATCTATATTCGCTGTTCTTTGGTCAAAAAAACTATTTGTATTTACTATATTTACAGTAGCATTTGCCTGTAATCTAACTCTAGTTGTTGAACCTTTATCAATCTGATTAGCAAAAAAATAAGTTCCAGATGTGTTAAGACCACCTAAAAAATTAAAATCTGCAATACCATCAAAATCTGTGACTTGATCTAAAGTAGTTGACGAGTTTAATTGTAGTTGGTTATCTGCTACTGTTAAATTAGTTTTGGTTCCACTAAAGGATGGACTTTCTGTTACTGTAACAGTATTTTGAAAAGCCAATACTGTTGCCGCAGTCGTTACATTTGTAGAAGCAGTTGCACAATAATGACCAGAACTATCAAAAAACTTAGCTAAATATGTTCCTGCTCTTAAAGGAACAACAACAGAAGTAGAATCTCCTGCTATTGTATCATCTACAAGAGTAGAGTTATTCCATGTTGCTCCTGAAGTAACAGGGCTAAATCTTATTTCTACTCCCCCTCCTAATGTAACATCTAAATCTGTAGACTTATTCCAAGTTAAAAAATTCAATCCTGCTGTTGGCTGAGAACTTAATCCTGTCATATTTGCAGGAGGTGCAGATAATCCAGATAGCGAAACAGATGTTGATGTAAATTCTGAAGCTATTCCTATAGCACTAATTGCTCTGACTCTGACATCATAAACTCCTGCTGATAAGTCTAGTACAGATATCTCCGTAGATGGAGAAGTTCCTGCTGAAATAAAATTAGTTGCACTTGAAAGCTTGTACTGTACTTCATTAGAAGTGGCTCTCGCATCAACTGAAGCTGTAAAAGAAATATCTAAACTAGATGCAAGTCTTGAATTATCTCTAGCAACTATTAAATTTTCTACTGCTTGTAAATTTGTTGGAGGAGATATACTAAATGCACTTGGTAAGCTTGTATTTGGAGCTGATGCTAAAGCTTGTTGCTCTGTAGTGTTCCAAGAATAAACATCTGCTGAATACTCAGTTAGAGTCATTGTAACAGATAATCCATCTTGATTGCTTGTAAAACCCCATGCAGATACTCTAAATACTTTTTCATCCCAACCATATCTTGTGTTTGTTATTTTTACTAAATCATTTGTGTCTAAAGCAAAAGCAGAACATTTAAAAGTACCAGATACAGTCAATGGTTGTCTTGCTTGATATAGTTGTATTTTTGCTAATCTTTGTGCCATTGCCTGTGATGTAGTAAATGCTAAATCTAAATCTCTAAATATAACTTCTCCATTATCATCAGAAATAAAACTAGCAGGACTTAGAGCAGGATAATCAGTTTGTTCCCATTCAGTAGTTTCAGATAAAAATTTACCCTTTATGGAGTTGAAGTTGTCTTTTCTGCTTAACCTTGCCTGTGTAGTTAGATCTCCTATGACATCATCTTCATTCAAAGAAAAAGTCGCTGTTGATGTTGCTGATGCAAAAGCTTTAAATGTACCATTAGAATAAGTCAACACACCTCCCATTGAACTTAATATGTCATTTATATTTTGTCTGGGGTTTACGCCTGTATCTATCATTCCATCTGCTGTATATCTTTTTTCAGTTCCTCCATCAGCTAATGCTTGATCCTCATCACATACATTTGCCGCTGTTGTTATGCTTGTATCATCTATTTTTGCAGAATTCATATTCATACCTAGACTTGTTGTCATATAATCTCTTAATATCAATGAAGGATTTCTTGAATACGCAATAGTTCCTGTTCTTGTGTCTAAAACTTTTTTGCCTTCTATGACACAGGCAAACTGAGGTATACCTTGGTAAACATCTCTATTAAATCTAAATCTTAAATACACATAAGCTATACCAGACAATTTATGATTAGCTGTCCACAATCCATTGGATTCAGATATTAAATTAGCATTTGCTCCTTGTGTAGTTGTACCTAATGCTTTTTCTATTCTTAAAAAAGAAGTTGTGCCATCATGGAATGGTGTAGATGAATCAGTAACATTTCCGTTTCCATCAAGTTGACTAGGCAATATCTTGTTACCATTTATGTAATATTCTTGAAAACTATTTATTTCATGAGAAGCTACAAGAACAATCATATGAAGAAATTGATTTTTTGTAGAACCTTCATCAGTAGACTCTAAGAATATGATTGGTCCTCCTACTCGTATTTTTCCATATACTAATTTTCTTGTTGTTATGGCTTGTCTAAAAGACTGTTTTCTATCTGTTTCTGCTAAATTTCCAAATGGTTCTAAATCTGGTATTTTTGGCTTAGGTGCAAGTTTTATAGATGCGTAAGTAAGTGCCGCAACAGCCATTGCTGCATATACCGATCCTCCTGTAAAGAGAACGACTGCGGCAGATATAGCAACTTGAACAATATCGCCTCCCATTAGACTTTCCAAGCCATAGTTAATTTTTCTCTAATAATATCTTGATATCCATTTTTCATAACAAATCTTCCGAATCCCTCACACATTATACCTACAGTAAAACCAGAATTTTTCATATCATTAATTTTAGATATTTCTTTAGAGTCAAATCCAACTATATCTCCTCTTTGTGCCAGATTAATATGAACTCTTTCAAACTCTTTATCAAAAAAATTTATAATGTATTCATTTAGATTATTTCCTTCAATGTGATTATCTTTAAAAAGTTTTATACATTGATGAAGACTTGAATATTTATTTTTGTATTTAAAATATAATTTATTATTTGTATAATGGCTTATACACTCAAGTACAAATATACCACAATCAGAAATGCCTCTTTTAAAAATTCTTTCTTTTTCAATTGCTTTTTGAAAAGCTATTTGCCAATTATTTATCCTCTTCCCCATATTATCTCATCATCCTGCAATCCTGCAACAAAGTCTAAACCTTCGTCATTTGGAAAATCTATTTTCTGATCCTCTGGTGTGTATCTTCTTGTATTTGCTCTTTCCAAAACTATCAACTGACTTTCACAATTTAATGCTATATTTGCCTGTCCTCCAGAGTCGTTTAATCTCATAACATCCATAAATCCATCAAATATGGTATAAGGCTCATACATAACAATACCTGTACTCATGTAAATATCTCCTCCCATACCACTATGATAATGACAAAAATAATATAAAGTAGGAGCATCATCAGCTACAGTTATTTTTAATTTTCTTGAAGTTGCAGAATTAAAATTTGAAGTATTTACATAATCAGCTTCACTTTTTGAAACTCCATCAAGTTCATAAGTTACTCCTGTGCTATAAGTTGAACCACCTCCATGTGAACCATTTGAAGTAGTAGAAAATTTCATAGGGTGTCCATCTACAGAACTATCAGATAAATCAAAACAATATTTATTTCCTTTTTTAAAATCAACTCTAGCTTGTTGTTCTTCTTCAATAACATATTTATTACCACCAGAAGTTGCTACTACTTTAACTTTTATTGTAGTTTCTTGGTCAGGGTCAGGAGCAAGAAAACATATTTTAGCTTTGAATGGTCTGCCTGTATATGGTTCTGATAAAGCTATGGAAAGTAAAGAAGTATCTAAACCTGTAAGTGTAACAGAAAAACCATTTGCTCTTGTTTCAATTGCTTCTCGTACTGCTGAAATATCTAAAAGTTTTCCTGCTCCTGTATAAGTATTTCCATCATAACTTAAATTTCCATAACCATTCCAAAGATTAACTGTTCCAGAAGAAAAACTTGCTTCAATTAAAACTCCTACTTTAACTTTTGTTGACCTTGCAATAGCTCGAAAAATTGCTGAAGTATCTCGCATTAATATCCTCCTGATCCACCTACTGTAGTATCAACTACTTCTCTAGCGGTAAAAGATATTCCATAAGTAGAAGCAGAATTTGTATCCCATCCTGTAGTATTACTTGATAATCTAAAAACCCCTTTAGTATTTGATACTGTAATTGCTGTATCATCAGCAGGACTTACTCTTAAAGCAGGTTCAATTGATAAAGTAGCGTTTCCACTTCCATCTGTATTTGCATCAGCTACAACCATGTGAAGCCTTTGAGATGAACCACTTCCTATTTGTATATAATCTCCTGCCTTTAAATATCCTGTCTGGCTTGAAGTAGCACCATCTATTACTAAACTATTTCCTGTCTGACTTGCACCATTAACTAATGGTGTACCTGCACTAGAACTAGCTGTTCCTAAGGGTGTTCTTGCATCAAAATCTCCTAAATAAAAACTTCCATAATAACCTCTTAAAGATACTAGAAAAGCTACAAAGGCTCTAGCTGTTGATGTTCGCATAGGAGGCATTTGCAAGTCTACCTCCCAATATTCTCCACTATATTGAAATACTTGTTGACTAGCTGTAAAAATACTTTCTGTTACACCAACAATTCTATTTATTCTAAAGTTAGTAGAAACAGGTACAATGCTAGGAAATGTTGCAGGATAAGTTGTCATTTGAATATATCGGCTACTCGCCCTCCTCTTTCTTTTGCATCTATCATGGCATCAACGGACTGCTGTTTTATTGTTGGTAATAATGAAACTATTTCTGCTCTTACTGTTTGAGCCACTCCAACATCAAAGTTCAAAGTTTGATTGACAGTTCCTCCTCCCCCTGCCATTTGTCTTGATTTATTATTAGTCATAATATTCCCTGCTGTATTTGGCACAAATAGTTCTGGACCTCTTTCTCCTACAACCATAGGGCGATTAGGCGGTGCATATCCTCCATGAGAACCAAAGCCTACTCCTCCTGTTCCTCCATATGCAGGAGTAGGAGATCCTCCTCCAAGAAATCCTCCAATAGAAGCAAGGAAACCACCTCCTCCTCCCATTCCTCCAATTGCTTTTGTCAATGCGGCTTGTATTCTTATTTTTATAAATTGAGATACAATATCTCTAGCTATATTTTTCAAACTATCTCTAAATCCTTTCCATCCTTCTCCCATTCCCATAAGACTATCTGCCATTGTATCTGATAATGAAGTCATTGTTCTATCCAAACCTTGCATCAATATAGCACCTGCTTCTGTACTTTCAAACAGTTTTAAATTTAATTGTGCTAATCCTTCATTGAACTGTTGTGTTGATATTTTACCATCTGCTAACATTCTATTTAGTATCTCAAATTCTTTGTGCATATCTTCTGTAGCAAAACCAAGTTCTTTCATCAATGCTGTTTCTTCTTCCATTTCTCTTTTTGCATTTGCAATAGCATCTTCTATTTCTTTTTGCATTGCTTCTTGTCGTTCTTTTTGTTTTTCTAAAGCCTCCTCTACTTGTCTATCTCTTGCTTCCATAGCTTCTTGTTCTTCTTTGATAGCATTTTCATGGGCTTGTCTTAATTGTATTTCAGATATAAGTTGAGATAAAAGTTCTGGGTTATCATCTTTGAATTCTCTTCTTACTTTCATGAGTTCTAAATCTGCTTCAGTAGCACCTCTTGTAGTAGCTTCTAAAAGTTTTATAGCAAATTGTTCATCTTCTAAAGCTTCTTTTATTTCTTTACTAGCTTTTATCTCCTCTTCTTTTTTCTTTTTTGAATCTTTAAAAGCTTTATTTGCATCTTTTTGGTCTTGTATTAATTTTTTTAGAAACTCTGACTGCTGTGCTACAAATTTAGTATTTTCTTCTGTTTTTTCACTTACTAAACCAAGTGATTCTGCTAAATCTTTAAAACCTCCACTAACAAGATTTATTCCCTTCAAAGTAGTCATTACAGCAATTACAAGTGGATTTTTTAATACAGCCTTATTGAATACTTCTTGTGCAACAGTTGCAGCACCTATGGCTTTTGCCAAGCCAAAAAATGCTGTACTTATAGAAATTACTGTACTTGCAAGTTTTAATGCTACAAAGGTTCCAATAACTTTTACTAAAGTATCAAAATTTTTTACGACAAAAACAATAGCATCTCTAAAACCCTGCATTGCTTTAACTAAAACATCAGATAAATCTTTTGCAAATTCTGCTATTTCATTTTTATTTACTTCTATTTCATTTTTTAAATCTTTAAAATGTTGTGTAAGTGATGAGAAAAATCCTGCATCATTTACAGTTCTTTGAAAAGTAAATACTGCATCTCCTATCATACTTAGAGTTCCAGAAAAAGTTCCTGCTAATTTATCAGTAATACCATCATTTTCTCTTGCAAATCTCTCTAAAGCTTCTTTTGTTTCTTTTACTGATACTTTAGTTCCTGCTTCAAAACCAAGCATTGCAGTAACACCTCTATCTCTGAATAAGTCTGCTGCACCTATTCCTGCACTCAATGACCTCTGAATTTGTTCGGATGCAGTTCTAAAATCTAAACCAGTAGCCGCGGCTATAGTACCAGTCATTTGCAATAATTCGCCTAGATCATCTGCATCATCTGCGACAGCTAATAAACTTCCTGATCCTGCTTGTATTTGTTGTAGACTGAATGGCACTTTACCTGCAAATGTTGCCATTGTATCAAAAGCTTTACTTCCTTCTTCAGCAGAGCCAAAAAGGGTCTCAAATCGTATCTGAAGGCTCTCTACAGAATTTCCTACATCTATTAAGGACTTAAGCCCTGCTCCTACTCCTAGCCCAACTATAGCTCCTTTAAGACTGAATATACTACCTGCTACTCCTCCTAAAGTTCCTCTAAGTTTAGTAAATGATTGTCTAATATTATTTGTAGCATTTTTGGAGGCTCTTTGAGTTTGTGCTAACCCTGCCTTCAAGTCTTTCATATCTGCTTCGATACGAACTATTAATTTATCTACTGTTGCCATTAGTCTGGATATAACTCCATTAAGTTTTGTAATTCATCTGGTGTCATGGCTTTATTTGTCTTGCTTCCGTTGATTTCCATAAAACCATCTATCGCTGTGTGTAATTCCATCAAACTCATATTCCAAAAGTAATTAGGTGGCATATGTAACATTCCCAAACAAATTTCCATATAGCGAAGCCAATCTAGTTTGGTAGAACTGACTCCGTTTCCTCTTTTTTTTCGGCTACTTCCTTGCCTCCTGTTATAGTATTGGTTAATATCTCGCCTGTAACTTTAAATCCTTCTACAAGTCCTGCGTTATAAACCTCTTGTCCTATATCTTTGGCTGTTAAGTCGTTACCGCCTCCTCTGATAGCTTGTGTCAAAATTACAATAACTTCTTGCATTTTAACTTTTTGGGTCATTAAGTCATTAGCTACTTCAAGAATAGATTTTCCAATCTCCGTTTCTATTCTAACTATTGCATCTAAATTAAGTCTTGTTTTGTACTTCTTCTGGTTTAGACTTATTTCTAGTTCCCCTCTTAACTTGTTTGTCATCTTGTTTTACCTCCAATAAAAGTGTTTCGTTGCGATCTGCAACATTAGTTACCATTGTAACTTCTATTGCTTTTCCGTCAACAGAAATAGTACTTTCTGTGCTAATATCTTCTATATAAGGCATTTCAATCTGATTGCCATTTTTAAAAGCTTCTATTTCTTTATCATTGGCTGTAATAGTAATTTTTTCCCAAGCCATATCAAACTCCTAATTATACAGTTGCAAATGTAATTGTACCACTACTTTCAAATGTAAAAGAATATTGAACAGAGTCATTATATTCTCCAGAATATTCTAAAGTAGTGAGCATAAATGAACCAGTATATGTTCCAAAATCAGGTACTAAAAATTGATAGTTTGCCAAAGTTGCACTATCAAATTTTCCTTCTAATGTTGCCTCTGAAGCTGAGTCTGTAAAAATTCCAGAGCCAGACACAGTCATACTATTAATACCACCTTGTGCAAGTATTGTTCTTGCTCTTGAACTATCTTTGTTTGTAATATCAACCATTTCATCATTCATTGATATAGATGTTGAACGCATACCACCGATAGTTGTAAATGCCTCTGGTGAGCCACCATTTCCTATCTTCATTAGTAATGCTGAACCTTTTTGAGCCGCCATATTTATCCTCCTTTTTAATTAATCAGTTATAAAAGCTCTAAAACGCATAATGCCATGTCTTATGACACCATCCCCTTCTATCACTTGAGTTGTGAATTCACATCTCAAAGTAATTAAATTTGCACCACTTACAGATAAACTGTGGTCATGCAATAAATCATATACTCTCTGCATAATATTCTTTGTTTCTTTCATGCCTCTATATGAACTATAAACATCTATATTAAAGACATAATCCCTTCCGTCAAGGTCTTTCATTGCATTATCTGTTGTTGTTCCTTCTCCTAGAGTTACTATAGGTAAATTATTGTCATCAGGCACAGAGTCAAAAACCCCCTCAATCAATCCTCCTAATGTTCCATCCCCATTTAACCTAGAATACAAAGCTTCTTGCAAAGGAAAAGCATCTAAACTCATATCATTATCCTTACTTTGAAGAAATCATTTCCAATAACTTTTGCTGTTCCTTGAATAATTCTTCCTACAATTTCATCCCTGTATTCTTCATAGCCATGTGGTGCAATAGCTTTGGCTGATATGGATTCGTCATCATCAATAAATCCTGCCACATAATCCCCTATCTCGTAAGTTCCTTGAACAAGGATAGTATATACACCTTCTGATAATATTTTAACAGGCTTTGATTTTTCAACTACAACAAACATTCTAATATCATCCAAGCTATCAACAAGCTGACCTTCTGCTGTCAATCCCATTATCTGATACTTTATTTCTTTTTGATCTTTTTCCATTTTTTTAGTTTGGTTTTTATTTTTTTAAAAAAATTTTTTATTTTTTTTGCTAAAATTTTCATTTCATTCCTTTGTTTACTGCATTAATACTATCTAATCTATATTTCTTTTTTGCCTCTTCTGCTGAAGGTTGCATAAATGGTCTTGCTTTCATCTTTATTGTTCCAAACTCCAAAGCCTCGCTATAGTCAGCATTGCTAATAACATCTGCTCCAAAGCCTCCTGCATCTATCTTTACAGCGATTTGGTTAGCTAGAAATCCTGTATCACTTGCAGGGTAATCTCCTGCTGAAGATATATTTATTGTTCTTTTTGGATTGTATCTTGTAACCTGTCCTCCTGTTCTAGCATTACTAAGTATATTTCTAACAGCTATATTTCTGACTTCATTACTTGCTAAATTAACTACTCTAATAAGATTAGATTGAACTTTGGCTGATTGTCCTTTTATTCTGTCGTTAAACTGTTTTTGGTTTACCACTTTTACATTTATCCTAGACATCTTCTTGGTTTCCTTCTGAACATCTAAATAAAAGAAATTTTTCTCTTTCCTCTAGTGTATATACATATTTAACAGATAGAATTCTAGTAGTTCCATTATCTGCCCAACTTATTCTCATTTGCCCTCCATTCGCTTTGTAATCAATATTACTATAATATCTTGTATATACATCATGAGTTAGTTTGTGTTCTAATCTTCCAGATTTAAATTCATCTGAACCACTTAAAGGTTTGATATAAGCAAATAAAGTTCTGGTATTTCCAAATGAAGAGGTAAAGCCTCCTCCTGTATCTGTGCTTCTTGTTCTTGATTGCAGACTAATTGAGTATCTTAGTTTGCTTATTGGAATTGACTGTATAGCCATCAACTAAATCCTATACCAAATCTTCTTACAACATATGGTCGCAATAAAGATTCTAATACACCACTTACTCTAGTAGCTGTTTCTCCCTTTATGATTGGCTCTGGATTTTCAAATATATTTACAGCCATTGTTATAATTGCTTGTCTGATAGCTATTGGAACATCTCCTGAAGCTGAACCATATCCTGCTACATAAGTTATCTCCATTGAATTTGCTACTCTAAGCATTTCTCCCCACACTTCTCCTCTTCTTAAAACTGCTCTTCCTATCTCGCTATTTGTATCAACATAATATACTGAGGTAGCTAAAGTTGTTGCTGTATCAGAGTCATTAAAAGTTTTTATGTGTGTTACTGATTGTAAAGGAGGTTTTGGCAAATGTATTGCTCTTGAAATAAAAGACATATATGGACCAACAGAGACTCCTTCTTGAATTGGAATATTTTCATTTTCATAAGGCAAGGCATCCAAAGACAATTTTAAAGTTTGATTAATTAAAGACCTGCCTAAATATTCAGATACTATTGCTGTTGCTGTTGATCTAGCTGTGCCTATAAGATTATTATGTGTGGAATCGTCTGTAGCTATCCTTAATGCTCTTTTAATCTCATTATCTTCAACAGGCTGTGCTGAAGGACCAGTAACTACTGTAACTCCACTCATTCACTATTCCTCTTCGGTTTTTTCTATTTTTTCTTCTTTTACTTTTTTGGTTTGTTTTTTAGTTTCTTTAGGCTTTACTATCTTATTTTCTATTTTGCCTATTTCTTCTGCTACTCCATTTTCAATCCATGTGTTAGCAAGTACTTTAGCCCAACTATCATTCATATCATAAGTTACACCCTTTTCATAAGTCATGCTGATACTTCCTATTGCATTAGCTGTTCCTGCTTTATCTTTTAACATTTTTATTTTCATTTTTACCTCTAAATTTATTGGGGGATATATTTCAATCCCCCATTAATCATCAACCAATGAAACTATCCTGTTGGACTTCCGTCATTACCACCAGAGTCTGGTTTATGTATTGGTTCTGTAATACCAATTGCTCCATGTGGAGTTCCACTTGAATGAGTACCTGTTTTAGTAATAGCTACTCTTACATATCTTTTTGGACCAACATAACCAATCTTGTATGCCGCATCATCCTCAGATGCCGCATCTACTGTAGCGAATATGCCAGAACTATCAACTGTGCCATATGTTACAAAGTCTGTATTTGTAACTGCTGCAAAAGTCGAATTGTCAGCAGAGTCTTGTAAAATGTAATCCCACTTTACTGTAGAACTCAAAGTATCTGCTGATTGACCACAGTTTACTACAATCATTGCACTTCCTGTAGTAAGGGCTGTATCTACACCATTAGAATTTGAAGTTGTAGTTATGTTAGTAGGGTCAAATATCTGAGTAACAGTTAAATTATTTGCTAAATCTTTTTTAGACATATCAGTTCCCTCCTATTATGTTAATGTTAATTTACGGATAGCTTCTGCCATTACAACTTGACCACCAACTCTTTTTCTAGCTAAGAATCTGATTGAGCCAGATGCCGCTTGAGTAAATGGATCACGAAGTATTGATAGGTTTATTCTATCCACGATTGTATAACCTCTGGAGAAATCTCCAAAGACTACAGGAACAGTTCCATCCCCAATATCTGGCATATCAGATGCTTCTACATATGGTTGACCAAGTATTGTGTTTGGTACACCAGTTTGTAGAGAAAAACCAGATTGGAAAACATAAGAACCACCTGTTCCTGTGTTTAACTTTCTGATTGCAGCTAATGTGCCTCTATTGAACATAAAAATACCATTTCTAGCATAATCACTTTTGACATCTCCATAAAGATCAAGCAGATTATCTATAGTAATAGAGTCATTTGCTCCTGCTGTTGAACCTACAGATGTATTTGTTAGAATACCTTCTGGCTGTCCTGCACCAGTTCCTGAGATAAATGATGTTCCCTCTGCTACTGCAAACTGTGTAGCAAATTCGCTAGATAGTTCTGATTCCATATTGAATACTGGGTCCTCAACATCAGCTTGAGATATATCTACTAGTGCGTATAACTCATGTGCTGTGATTTCCTCTAGTCCATATGTTAATCCTGTAGACTCGCTTCTTGATCCTATTTCAGAAACCCATTGTGCAGTAAATACTCCTGTTCTTGATGGTATTTGAACACTTCTTTGAGTTGTGCTTCTAACTCTTGCTGCACTTCTAACAGGCGACAATTCAGTAACTTTCTTCAAGATTTCTCTAACATATTCTGGGGGTGCAAGATAGCCTCCTCCTGTATCATTAGAAACAGTCAGAGTCTTTACTTCCATCTCATCTAAAGCATCTGCTCCTTTTCTAAGATATTTTTCATATGCTACAGCCTTCTCATCAATCTGTTTGCCTGAAAAGTTGTTGCTTGGTCTTTTTAGCATTGTTTCTAAATTGTCGACTTTGTCGCCAACTTTCTTTTGCTCCATAGCTATCTTAGTTGCTTTCTGGTTAAAATCTTCAAGGGAATCAAGTGTTCCTTCAATCTTCTTTAACTTTTCGTCAACTAATGGATCAACAGAGCCTTTTTTCTCAAGGGCTGTAAGCTTCTCATCATAAGTATTTT